AGGAGATATAGCCAACATGCTCACCAGATTTCACGCGATAGTCTTCATAGCCCGGTAACTCTTCAGATTTAACTGGAACGTACCCGAGGCGAATCCGCTTATCAATGGAATCGTAGCTGTTGGATGTTGAAAGCCAGCAAAGGTGCCACCCATCAAAACTGGGCAGTTTAGGCAGTGCTGATTGCGTCCACTCTTCGCTCCACATCTTGCGACGTTCCTGCGTAGAAATGAACTTATCTTCAGGTGCTGCGCGGCTTGCGTCCTCGCTTGCGCGATCATTGCGGCCACCAGCATTTAGAGATTTTTTGAGACGTGATTCAGTCATGATTAGTTACTCCGGGAATTGTTACGTGATTCGGCTGCATATCGTTTGATCATCTTGGCGCGCTTTTCGGGGTTGTCCCACATACCCGCGTCCTTCATCGCACGCACCTGTTCGGCGGTGAGAGTAAAGGTGCGGTTTGTGCCCCCGTATGCGGCTGATGCTTCACGTCCTGAGCTTCCCACGGTATTCCTTGGTGTTCGTCGATCTGTTTCACGCTTCTCTGACGCGCCATTATAGTGATGCGGCAAATATTTTTGCAAGCGGTTGTCTAATTCGTCCCAATATTCGCTTGTTCCGGGGTTCCAGCCCTCTTTTACGAGGCTTTCATCGACCTGTTTGGCGATTTTGCTGTCCGTATCGGATAAATCCGGCTTGTACCAGTCATTTCGCTCAATCCAGGTGCTTGCGTGACGCTGGACATTGGGGTTAATGCTTGGTACGACCGGTTGGGCGGCCTGCGAGGCCTCTTTTTTGAGCCTATTTAGCTGGGCGAGCTGGTCGCGGGCCTCATAAAGCAGTTCTTGGGCCTTAACCGCGCTGTCTCCGTCACCAGAACCGGTGGCCTCGGCCAGTTTCATGCGCGCGTACTCCATGCGCACCTGCTGGTCCTCAATGGCCTTCTCCACCCGGCTTACATCATAGGCCTGTGTCTTCTGCTCCACGCGCGAAAGTCGGTTTCGCAGCTCCTCATTCTCCCGCTGGATGGCTTGCAGACGCACATCCTTCTCTTCGTTGGTCTTGCGGATCAGGTCTTTCTTGGACCGGCGACGCGCGCGGCGCGCGGCGCGCACCGCTTCGCTGTCATCCGGGTGGTCCTCGTCGCCGCCATCGTCAGACTGGGCGTTGCGGGGCTCGTTGTTGTCGTCCGGGGGCAGTATGCCCTCGGGTAGCTCCACCGTGGCGGTGCCGTCTTGGCCCTCCTCGATGTGCAGTGTTTCTTCTTTTTCAGGTTTGGTGGCCATGGTGCATCCTTAAACGTAGGCTTTGAACGACAACGGGTCGTCGGTGACGCGCGCAATCAGTTCGTGGTCGTTGATTGTCATGAACAGGACCGGGTTGAGGTCGCCGTTCTCTTCGCCCGCAACGGATCGTTCCCAACGGTCCCCGCCCCAGCGTGGCACGCGAACAAAATCGCCCACCTGCGCCCAGCTTCCTTCGGGCCAAGAGGCCATGGTCTCGCGGTTTTTGAACGCCAAGGGTCCGATTGAAACGACACGCCCGATCATGTTGTTCCACTTCTCGTTCTCCTTGGTCTCCTCGACCAGGATAATTTTTCCGACATTCTTCTTGATGCGGCGAAGCTGAACAATCACGCGGCCGCCGAAGGGAGCTTGGCCTGGCTCTACGTTTGGAAATGCCCAGGCCAATTCGGCTGGGTCGGATTCCTGCTGAATACCACCGATGGTAGGTATCTTTTCTTTCTCGCTCATACTCACTCCTGTCAACAAAAACCATATTTCAGGTTCGATAATGCGCATATTTCAGCGCAGCTTGGGGCCTTACGGCCTTATTCGTTCTCAGCGAGTTTTGCGTTCAGGGTGTCCAAGACCCATTGCAGGCCCTGGTATTCCCCGACTATGCGTGTGTATGTGTTGTGGTCGCCCACGGGTGTATCCACCAGCGCCAAACGGATTTCCGCTTGGCGATGCTTGATCTGGTGAATTAATTCGGATATCACTTCTTCTTCTTGACCAACGCGCTCAAGCCGCCAGCAGGTTTGCTACCGCCCTTGGGCTGCATGCTGGTGCCGTCGAGCTTTTCGCCCATAGCAAGTCGATGATGCTGTTTTACCAGCTCGCCGGTCTGGGAGTTATTCGATGTTGCCATTTGGGGCTCCTTGGGGTTGGACCATACTCTGTATGGTTTCGTGGGTTAACTTTGCGTTCTCAATGTCAATGTGCGTCTGGTTATTCATACGCGCCAGTTCCAATTGTAGGCGTGCATTCTGTTCAGATTCCTGAGCGCGCGCTTGCAGCGTTGCCTGCGTGCTCTGCATCTTGGCCTGCGCGGATGCTTGGTCGTTTTGCGCTTGGGCCTGTGCATCTTGCTGCGACTTCTGCGCGCTGGCTTGCATCTCGGCCTGGCCGCGCTGCTGGCTGTCTTGCAGCTTGGCCTGCGCGATCTGGGCGTCCTGCTTGTCCTTGGCCGCCTTGCGTTGGGTTTCGGCCATGGCGGTGTCCTTTACCACCTGAGCATCGGGCGGCAGTTGCGGCGCCTGTTTGTTCTGTTGCAGGGCCTGCTGGAGCTGCTGGAGCTGGGGCAGGATCTGCGCAAACACCTGCTGGCTGTCCAGCGCGACGTGCTGGCCGACGGTGGCGTAGAGCTTGTCGATCATGCCGGTGAGCTTGGGGTTCTCGTAGTCGTCCACCGGGTGGCCGCCGCGCAGGTTTGTCACATAGCCGTTCATGCGGTTCAGGTACCACAGCGTCATGTGCTGCTTGATGTGCTCCACCGCGTTGGGCAGGAATGTCGGGGCGATGAACGGGCTGCCGCCAAAGCTCGGGTCCATGCCAAACATTAGGTGGCCCTGGATGTGGGCGATGTGGTCCTGCTGCATGTATGCGTAGGACGGGTGGCCCATGGACATAGCGGCATTTTCATCGGCCAGTGTGCGCTGCTCGGGCTCGGGCACATCCTTGAGTAGCTCGCTGACGTTGGGAATCTTGATCTGCTTGAGGAAACGTTCTTCCACCGACTTGGCGTTGTACAGGTCCGGCTTCGCGTCCGCGCGGGCCAACACGGCCTGCATCTGCGCCATGCGCTGGGTTTCACTGAATATGTGCGGGTCGCTGACGGGAATAACGTCGGTGTTGCGCTCAAAGTCCTCGCGCTCAATCTCAAGGTCGGCCACCATGTCACCCTTGCGCATCTCCTTGAAGTGCCAGCGATTCAGGCGGCACAGCACCTTAATCAGGCGGGCCTGCGATTGGTGCAGGCGGGCGTGGATGGCGGAATAGACCGCGGCGCCCTGCTCAATCAGCGCCTGGGTGGTACCCACGGGCGCGTTGGAGTTGATGTCGGCAATCTTCTCCTCACTGGTGGTCACCACGCCCTTGGCGGCGTTGTCCAGCCAGCCCAGCAGCTCAAACAGCACCGGCGACGGTGGGTTGAAGGGCATGGGCATGGCGATCTTGCGGATGTCATCCACGCCGGGCGCGCCTTCGATCTCGGCTACCTGCGTGACCTCAATCTGCTGGGTCTGGCCGCTGATCTTGGCGCCCTTGAGCTTGAGCATGGTCGCCGCGTTGTTGATGTGGGCGCTGTCCAGCAGCGCGCGCAGGGCGCCGGTCAGGGCCGCACTCAATCCACCAATCAGGTGGGGAAGGCCGATAGCAAACACGCCGCGCCACGGGATGAACTTAAACTCGATGATCCAATCGAGCTTGGTCATCGTGTCGTCGCCCTCTTCCCAGTTGCGGTACAGGCCGATCACCTCGCTGGACTGCTCGTCCACCATCATGATGTAAGGCGCCATCTCGCCCTTGGAGTGGTTGTCGTCGTCAAGCTCCAGCCAGGTGTAGATGTGGAACACCTTGCGCAGGCCGTCCTCGTTGTCCTGGCTCTTGCGGCCCTCAATCTTGTCGTTGGCCTTCTGCGAGCGGGTCTGCTCGGGCTCGTTGCCGGAGATGTTGATCCGACCGCTGTCCTTGTACATGCCGCTGGCCACGCGCCGGTCATACTCCCACTCCGTGATCTCGTGCACCTCGGCTGCGCGCTGGGCGGTGTAGAAGTTGCTGGCCGCAAACGGCAGGATCATTCGGTCGATGGGCAGGAACTCAATGACCGGGCGCTTTTTCTGCTCGTCGTACCAGAGCTTGAGGTACTGCGATCCGCCCAGTGGGAGCTGGGTCAGCATCTGCTCTTGCTCGTCGCGGAACTCCTCGATCTGCTCGGTGATCTGCCAGTTCAGGAAGTCGCGCTTGCGCTCCGCCCGTTCCTGCTTGAGGTCGTCCACCTTGCCAATGATCTTGGTGCGCACCGGACCGTCTGGTGGGAACAGCTCCTTGATGGCCCGGCTGGCGAAGTCAACGCAGCCCTCGGCCATGACCGGGTGGACGGCGCGGCTGGCGCCCATGAAGTTAGCACCACCGGGTGCGTCCTTACCCAATCCGGTGCGCCGTAGGCCTTCCTCGTACTGCTTGTCGCGCTCCTCACGGGCGTTCTTATCCTTCTCCAGCAGGCCGACGTAGCGCATGCCGAGGTTGTTCAGGACAAAAGTGTCAAGCTCCTCGGCCATGTTGGCATAGAAATCAGGCGACTCTTCGGGGCCGGTGGTCTCGTTCATGCTCACCACGGCCGAGCCGTCGGGCATCTCCAGCACGGCGGACACGTCTTCCGGCAGCTCCACGTCAACAGAGCCGTCCTCGTTGGTTTCAAGGTCGTCGTCTTCTTGGTTGTCGTAGGTGTCAGCCATTATTTTGCTTTCTTGAGGTGCTTGATGCCCATCAGCTCGTACTGCATCACGTCCATGTTAGGCGAGATTGTAACTTTCTCTTTGACTACACCACCGGTGGCTTTGGTGATGTCCGGGTCACTGGTGTCATAGGTGCCCCGGTTACCAATGGCCGACTTGATCTGATGCGGAAACCATGCAACGTAGTGCTTTTCGCCATTGCCAAAGTCTTTGACTACCCCGTCGTAACCCAATACGTTGTGCAGCGCGTGGCGGTACTCCGTGGGGTTGTTCGGGAACATATCGTTTTCCAGCATGTGCAGGGTTTGCGGCCCTGTGTAGTATTGGGCAACATCGTGAATCATCTTGGGCGTCACGCCTTTGCTTAGGTCAAAATGATTCCCCAATGGTGATTCGTCTGGATTATGCAAATCCGGTGCGTGCGCCATGATGCGCTTGACTTGGTCGTGCGTCAGCTTGACGTTGGAGTCGTTGAGGTTGTTGCCTTTGGGGCCTATCTTGATGGGCTTTTTAATAGCCAGATGCGCTGCCACCATACCGGGCGAAGTATTGCCGCCTAGCTTTGGGGTACCCGGTGCAGCATTCTGGGTAACGGCCGTTGCGTACCCACTGGCCGTTTCAGGCTTGTTGCTAAAGTAGAACCCGCTGCCTAACTGGTCGGTACCTTTGCCCGTCATGGTTGGGTCAAAGGATTGCAAGTTTTCCAAGTTGCCGGTGCCGTGGTACACGCGCTCGGGCACCTTGCTTCCTTTGAGAAACTTGGCCTTGTTCGCTTCCCGCTGCTCAAACGGCACTACATCGCCGCCCTCAGCGTAGCGCGGGATGCCGTTCTTGAGCACGTCCTCGCGCATGGCTGGGGTGATGTCGAACGTGTGGACTGGTGCGTATACGGGCAAACGCCGAATTTTATTTGCTTCAGGCGTCCATTGAGAATACCCAACGGCGGTTGGGGAAAGCTCTTCGTACCGATCTGGATGCGTTTCCACTTCGCCCGGCTGCACTTGCACGCCGTGCTTCTTGCCAAACTTGTTCAAAAAGGCGGGAATTTTTTTATCGTAAAAATCAACCATTCCTTTATTGGCTATTGGCTCCATGTCTTCCTTATCAAAATCGTTTTGAGTTAATCCATAGCGATCCGACAAAGTTTTGCCGTGGTTAATTGCGATCTGGTCGTAGCCCTTTTCGGCGGCGTGCTGGATCATGGCCTTGAGCGCAAGCTCATGCCAGTCCTTGGCGTGAGGGCCGTGGGGTACGCCTTCCTCCCTCATTCGCTCCAGTTGGTTAATCTCGGCCTCAGCTTCTTCCAAAGCGTTTTGATGTTCGGCGTAGTCATCGTTGTCCATGAAAGCGGTGGATGTCTTTCTGAGGCGATTTCTCCACTGCTCAACTTCTTTTAATTGTTGGTCAAAGTTCTTTGGTAGATAACCGCCTTCACGCCCTTGCTGGTGCCAGTCGGATTGGATCTCCTCAAGGTGCAATATCTTCTTGCCCTCGGGGCTGGTGCGATCCTTGGCCATAACGCTGGCCAAGATGTTGGGCGTACCACCAAAGTGGCCGCGAACGCCTTCAAAGCCTTGTCCCTCAGGCATAGGCGTGTGCAGCAGAATCTCGCGGTAATTCTCACCGCCGGGCAGGGTGTAGGTCTCGTGGTGCGTCTGGCCACCGGTCAACTCGCGGTGCTTGAGCGGATACTTGTTGGCCTGCGCCTTGAGCTTCTCCATGAACTCGGCCCGCTGCATCTGGGGCAGCGCCATGAGCGTCTGCAAGTCGCGGTCCTCAGCTTCGGCGGGCTTGTAGCCAGGCTTCTTTTGCAGCTCGGCCATGTACTCCGCACCGGTGCCCTTGGGGCGGGTGACCTGCTCCATGAGCCGGTTGATGGGTGAGTACAGTCCGGTCATAGTGGGCGCTCCGTAATGCGAATGTAATCCTTGACCGTTCCGCCGCCTGCCATCTTGGGCATCGGCTGCTGCATCGGCATGTTAGGCCGCATGGCCGCCATGGCTTGGCCTTGTGGTGTCATCTGTAGGATGTTGCTCTGTGGACCGCCGGGTGGTGGCGCTGGTGGCTGGCCGGGCGGCGGGTTGCCTTGGGGTGCTGGCGCTGGTTGCTGCCCTGCTTGGGGCGGCTGCCCTGCTTGGGGCGGCTGCCCTGGGGGCATGGGCAGCATCTGCTGGCCAGGCTGCTCGGGCTGGAAGTCAACACCACCAACGGGCAGCCCAGGGCCACCAGTAGGTGGCGAGTAGGCCTTAACGCGCATGTTGGGCGCCTCGTTCGCGCCAATGTCCTTGAGGCTGGGCACGCCCTTGAGCATGATGTGCGCCAGCATCTCGTCGTGGCTGGGCTCGTCGGCCTTGACCTCGCCGCCTTCGGCGTAGTGGCCGGTGCGCAGTTTCTTTTCACGCGCCAGCATGTATTTGCCGTAGCGATCCAGCGTCTCGTTGTCCAAGATCTGGGAGACGCCTTTATTGCGCTTCTCCAGCGCGCCAAGCACCATATTGCGGATACTGCCGCTTTTGCCCTCACCGGCAAACTGTTGATGCAGCCTGTTCATTTGGTTTTTCAAAAACACCTCGGCCGGTAAACTATGGCCCAGCGTGCCTAGGTACTCGCCACTGAACCGGGTGTCGTACGGATCGCGGTCAGAGTCTGATGGCGTCAGTGTCATGTGGTCGGGGTCGCTACCTATCACCGTGTTGCCTACGTGGCCTTTGGGCACGCCGCGCAACGCCGGGTCAAGCATTGCGTTCTGTGCGTCCTCTCCGTTAAAGTCCATCAGCTCTTGAGCGCGCTTGCCATGAATTAGTTTCATGTTAATCAGCTTGCGCAGTTCTCCTGCCTTACCTGGCTTGGCTAATCCCTCGCCGGTGCGAATTTGGTTGGCATACGCCTCTGGGTCACCGAACCCAACAAACCCCTTGAAGTGTTTGGTTGGTCCTGAATTGCGAATCAACTCCTCCAGTTCCAATGTCTCTTCAGGTGTCAGCCCCGCGCGCTTGTGCAACTGGAATGCCAGTTCTGCGGGCGTAAGCGAAAATCCTTCCGCGTAGTTACCCATGGTTGTCGGCAAGTGCAGAATTTGTCCGGTACCACCGCGCTTTTCGTTTTCCATGCGGGCGATGGCCTCGCGGGTGGCGATGCGTTTGGCAATCTTTTCGTTCGACGCGCCTGCTATACCCCGCAGTATGTGTTCTAGATCGCGGGCAAAGTCATGGCCGCCGTGGGTTGTTACCGCCTCGGGCAAGTCGTGCCCTGATATGCCGTGTATGTCCACGTTGCGGCTTATGCTGTCCCACGGCATCAGCATAACGCTGGCACCTTTGTGGTTTTCCATGTCCACCTGGGTCTTGGGTGCCAAGCCCGTCGCCTCGCTCACGTCATAGCGCTGGCCAACTGCGGGGTTGCGGTTCTTGGGGGTATGCGTCAGGTAGCCTTTTTGGGCCAGCATCTCGCGCATCTGCTCGGTGGTGGGCTCTACGTCGCCGCCCTTGGCGTAGCCGCGCATGGCTCGGATCAGGTCCTCGTGCGTCGTCTTGGTTGGGCCGTTCTCGCCGCGCTGGTCCCAGATGTCGTGGTGTATCAGGTGCTGGGCAAAGGGCGCCAGTTCGGGCGGGATGGTGTAGCCCAGCGCGTTGTGCCGCGCGGTCAGGCGGTCCACCGCCTCCTCGCCGCCCAGGCCGTTGCCGCGGTCCATCACGCTTTGGGCCACCTTGGTCGGGTGGTACAGCGAGTGCAGGGCGATCTGTCGGGCGTCCAGCGTGGGCTGGTCACCACGGCCCAGCAACGAGCCGATGAACCCGCTCTTGGCGCTGTTGATGCCCTTGATCCCCCGAGAGAACTTGCGGTAGTCCGCAAGCGAGCCGGTGAGCGCGGCGTTTGCCGCTGCGGTCTGTTGGGGCAGGTGTTGGGCCGCGTACTCCATGGCCTCGCCCTGCACGTTCTGCTTGCCGAAGGGGGAGAACTTGGCGACGACATCCCGAATTGATTGAGCGTTAACCTTGCCTTGCTCGGCGTCGTCCAGATATTTTTGGCCCTCAGGCGAGCCCAGCCACTCGGCAAACACGCCCTCGGGGCGGAACTCTTCGCCGGTGTCCTGCAGCTTCATGCCGTTCTTGGTGGCTGTGGCGTGGCTCAGGCCACCACGGCCGATGCTGGCTTGGGTGATGGTGTAGGCTTTGATCAGGTCGCGGGGGCTGATCTCGCCCGCCTGGGCCTTGCTGACCATCTGCTGCATGTGCTCGGCGTAGGGCAGCACGTGCTCAGGCAGCTCGCGCCGGGCATTAAGCTGCTGGCGGATCAACTCCATGGGGTGCCACTTCCAGTCCTCGATCTTGGTGGTCTTGGGGTCGCGGTAGGGTTTCTTGGCCATGGCTGGGTCCTGCGTGGTTTGCGGGCATTTTATACCGCGTAGGGGTTTTCGGCCTTGCGCGGGTTGGCGTCGGCGTAGTCCTCTTCGTCCACCCAGTCCCGTGGAAAGTCAATGGTGAGCCAGCCAGCGTCGCGCAAGTATCGCAGGGCCTGGCTCATGGCGTCAACAAAGTCGTCGTGCGCCGTGCCCTCGGGGAAGCTGCATACCTGGCTGACCATGCCCTCGGCCCAGTCCCGCACGAACCCCTTACGGTTGCTGCTCTCGGGTATCCATACGCGCCCGGCCTTGATGATGTTGGACACGATGGACAGGCGCTGGATCTTGTCCGCGCGCCCGGGGTTATAGGCTTGCACCGGCACGCCCGCCCTGCGCAGGTCTTGTATAAGACTTATGCCCGCGCTCTTGTCCTCGATCAGCAGCAGGTCCACGCGCTTCTTCTCGCGGCCCTCGCCGTAGACCGTCTCGTACTCGTCCAGGATGCGCGGCCGCAGGTCGGGGTATTGCAGGTGGTCCTGCCAGCAGTCGATCACCATCGCGCACATGCCGCCGTCCTCGGGCTTGAACACGCCGAAGGTTATGTGCGCCGTCGGGTCGTTGTGCGTCTTCTCGGATGCCGCGCAGTCCACGCTTTGCACAACGTACTCGAACCTCGGGAAGGCGCGCCCGTTGGGCCAGAGCTTGAACCAGTCGCGCTTAACGATGCCCGACTCCTCGGGGTCGATGATCTCCGCGTGGATCTCCTGGCGCCCGAGCTTCGTGCCCTCGTATTGCAGGATCTGCTTCTGGAAACTGGGTGCGAGGTTTTTGATGTTGACGTAGGTGCTGGCCGTTGTCACGGCGACGTCGTCGCCGTTGCGGTCGATCAGGTCCATGACAACCGGCTTGGGCTTGGGTGTGGTGGAGCAGATGATCCGGGTGTGCTGGCCCAAGCGGACCGCGAACTGAATCATGTCCCACGCCTCTTGCAGGTAGTCCCAAGCGGCCAGCTCGTCGCACCAGGCGCCATGCCATTGGCCGCCGCGAAAGCGCTCGGGCTCAGACGCCGGAATGCCCTTGATCAGGCTGCCGTTGATCAGCGTGATCTCATGCAGCGAGCTGTTGTACTTTTCGACAAGCGTCGGCGGGATGACGGCCAGGAGGCCAGACTCGCCCTCGATGCACGTCGCCCGGATGTCCGAGCCTGTGGGGGCGGCCAGTAGCCAGCGCGTGCCGGGCTGCTCCCATGCCCACCAGCCTATGGTCTCCGCCGACGTGCGCGTCTTGCCCGAGCCGCGCCCACCGAGCATCAGCCAGATCGACCATGGATGCGCGACGGGCTCGAGTTGGAACTTGTGCGCCTTCATCAACCAGCGCGCCCGCCAGTCAAATGCGGTGCGCATGGTGCTGGGCAGCTTGGCGTACTGCTCGCGGACCGCAGGGTCCTGTAGCAGCTCGGCGACGTTACTCACCTGCCTGGCGCGTGAGCGCGATGTTTTTCAGCAGCTCTCCGAAGATGTCGAAGCTGGCCTCGACCACCACGGGGTTTTGGTCGTCGCCTGCTACCGTGGTGCGGTCGCCGTACTTCTTCGGGTGCCACGCCTTGAGCAGCCGCATGCGCGTATCGATCTGCAACTTGCGGTGACCGAGCATGTCTTCCTCGGTCACCGTCATCGTGTCCTCGTCTTCGGTCGAGCCGCTGTTTGTAACTATTTTGCGCCCGATGTGCTGGTTGTCAGCGATGTGTAAGGCTTCTTCCGCCAGTATCTCAAAGCCAACTTCGCGAGCGCGCGCGTAGTTTATGGCGAATTGCGGGTCTTGATCTAGCCAAGCGAAAATTGTCGGGTAACTCGGTAAATCCTCCCTGCTCTTGCAGTAATCGCGCAGCGTCTTGCCCTCAGACAGCCACGCCACAATCTCCGCCTTGATCTTTTCCTGGGGGTAAAGCGTGCCACCTGGTGGACGCCCTACTTTCTTTCCTGTTGCCATATCCGCTCCTTAGCGCATCTCTCAGCGCGTTAGGAGCGTAGTTTACCTCCCGTAGAACGGTTCCGGGTAGTAGTCCTCCTCCGGGTCCTGGTCGTACTCAAGGACCTCTGCGTGCATCTCGTGGGGGATGCAGCCGATCTTCCCCTCAAAAAGTACCTCGTCGATGGCCTCCTCCTCGGTA